AGAAGATACGGATATAATTCAAGAGTAACAGAATCGCTTGTAACTACAGATCACAACGTGTGTAAATATGTCGAAAATGTTCAAGGAGCGAATGACATTTATTGTCGTCTGACTTATTTTGATTTTCCTCCACCAACAATTATCGACGTTGCAGCTGGAGACGACCGTTTCAAATCACTTGTTAATGCTGTAAAAGCTGCCGGACTCGTCGAAACCCTTTCTGGCCCCGGTGCTTTCACCGTATTCGCTCCAACGGATGAGGCGTTCGCCGGCCTTCACGCTGGAACACTTGACAATCTTCTAAAGCCGGATAATCACGCTCAACTTCGAGAGCTCATGACATATCACGTAGTCGCCGGTAAAGTGATGGCAGCCGACGTCGTGAAACTAAGTTTTGTAAAGACGCTGGCTGACGATCTCAATGTTTCTATTCGCGTCGACGAGAATGGAAGGGTGTTTGTCAACGATTCTCAAGTTACTATTACCGACATCATTTGCGCAAATGGTGTAATTCACGCAATCAATACCGTGTTATCTAAAAAAACAACCTATGAACTGTTGGTCGGAAGTAATAAGTTCAACAAATTTATTAGTGCTCTAGACGCCGTAGATCTTGCCGTAGATCTTGATGAAGCCCTTTCTGGCGATACCAATACTTACACCGTATTCGCCCCAACGGATCTCGCGTTCGCCGGCCTTCCCGCTGGAACACTTGACAATCTTCTAAAGCCGGATAATCTCTCTCAACTTGAACAGCTCCTGGAATATCACGCCGTTGCTGATCAAGTGATGGCAGTCGATTTCATAAATGCGATCGCCTATGGTTCTGGAAGTACTGATGTTACAACTTTGGCTGGACCAAGTATTTCTATTAGCATGAAAAATGGAAATGTAATTCTCAACGATAGTGCTAAAGTTACTATTACCGACGTTCTTGGCTCAAACGGCGTCGTAGTCCACGTGATCAATGCCGTTCTAATTATTCCTCCCGTTACAGATGAATAATCGATCGCTTGTAATTATAAAATCAAAAAAAAATTAAATATATTTAATTAATTGTCATGCGTGTTAGGCGCCGTGACTCTTTTACAGATTCCGATCTGAATCTCTCAAAATCGAAATTATCAACTAATAGTTCAAAATCTCGAATGCTCGTTTCCTGGTAAAATATCGACTTGTACTCGTAGCGCGTTGTCGTGTAGTTGCTGCGCCTGGACGGATCCGGGTGCACATTTCCGAGCAGTATTTTTGAAAACGAAAGCAAAAACGCGTTTGAAGTGAAGCCCGACGATGAAATAAATTGTATGATTTGAAAATACGAAATGCTGAGCGCGTAGTTGTCCCACGTGGTCCAAAATCTCAAACAATCGTGAATAACATACTTTCTCGGCTTGTCTATCAAATGCTGCATCGTTTGAAAACACAGCTTTTTATATTTTTCTAAGAACTCCGGCGAAAAAATGGTGAATGCAGCGTTTGAATCCACATATTCGTCTATTAATGTCTGGAGAGATTCAGGCGTAAATCTGCTGTGCTCGTGCAGAACATAACACATTGCGTGCACTTCTGGCGGCCATAAACTATACTTTGGAAAATATGTGTAAAAATAATTGCGAAAAAATTCATATTTGTCTTCCTTATTGCCATTTTCATTTTCGTTTTTGTTTTCATTTTTATTAGAATTTCCTTTTTCTCTCTTGTTTTCGTATCTTATATTTTCGCCGTTTTCAACACTTGCGTTTTCATCGCCACCACTTAAAGCGCGGTCACGTTCCAGCAGCTTTCGAATTGGAATTGAGATTCCGAAATCCAGGATGACTGGAAGTTCCGTCTTTAAATCGATTACCGCGTTATCCCATTTGAAATCAAAGTGAATGACTTCATAGTTCATGAGCTGTTCTAGAGAGAACAGGAAATATGAATACGTGTCGAAAATGATATTTAAGATGTGTTTTTTGCTTTTATTTGTCAGTAAATATTCGGTGAATTTTACATTTTTCAAGTATTTCATTTTCAAAAGAATATATTTCACATGTGCTTCTTCCTTGTCTATAATGTTGCATTTTTTTATTTCCTTGCTGCCGACTTTTGACAAATTCGCGGGACAGTTTTCTAAAACCGGAACATAATATAACGAATAAAATGGAATCTTTTTTACAATCTCTCCAACATCGATTTCGTTTTTTGAACTGAAGTTTCTTTCAACCAACTTTGAAACATACTCTTTTGCTTGTTCTGCATTAGTTTGTTCCTTTTTACATGGGAGAGACGGATAAAAAATGCATCCAAATCCTCCTTGGTTTATTACTCTACTGTCATTTTTCATTTTATTTAGATTTATTTTATTTAGATTTATTTTATTTAGATTTATTTTATTTAGATTTATTTTATAGATTTATTTTATAGATTTATTTTATAGATTTATTTTTTTAGATTTATTTTATAGATTTATTTTTTTAGATTTATTTTATAGATTTATTTTTTTAGATTTATTTTATAGATTTATTTTTTTAGATTTATTTTTTATATAGGTATATAATATAAACAACAAATTAGACACACAAATAAAATGACATCTTCCGAATTTTACGATGCGTATAAACAAATTACCGAGAAATTAATCGACTGTAATGAAAATTTATCATCCAAAGAGAAAAGAAAATTAATAAGAATTTTGAACGATCATCCCCTTAATATATCTGCAGGACCTAGAGGACCCGCAGGACCTGCAGGACCCACAGGACCTAGAGGACTTACTGGACCTGCTGGACCAACAGGACTTACTGGACCTAAAGGAGACCAGGGATCCGGAGGACTTACTGGACCCGCAGGACCCGCAGGACTTACTGGACCTAAAGGAGACCAGGGACCCGCAGGACTTACTGGACCTAAAGGAGACCAAGGACTTGCTGGACCAATAGGACCTACTGGTCAAGCACTCGGAGGAGAAAGTTCTTTTGATACTACTAGAAGAGCTTCTTCGTTAAGATTTTTCTCACATAAAGATGCTCTCAGAGTTGGTCAATGGGAAATGAATGAAAGTGGTAAATCTACTCTTTCACAAACTACGGGTTCTGAAAAGGTTACTGCTTCTCTTACATTTGATCTTACAGCAATAAAAGAGGGTCATTACACTGTTTATATGAAAAGCGAAAACGGCGATATATTAAATAGATTAAAGTTTGCTCAATTTTTTATCACAGACAAATACGGAACCCTTAAAAAAGTTATAGACCAAACAGACCTAAAATTAAATGGCCGTTGGGTTTATATAGGACCAGTATACGTTGATTCAGATGGTAGTCCAGTTACTATAACGGTCACAAATGCTGGAGGTGACTATCATAGTCAAGCTGTTAGCGTCGGCCCTCTAAAATTAGTTAGTCAAGAAATGTATAACGTGTCTGATGAAGTGTTCAGTGAAGAACAGCGTGACCTTTTACGTGGCATATTTCGCACTTTGGACACAAATAAGGATGACAAATTAACTAAGTCAGGTATTCAAGCTGCTTATGGATTTATTGATGTGTTGGTAGGCGAGAAAAAAAACGAAGTAATAGATGAATTGGAATATTATATCGAAAAATACAACGGAACCATTAGTATCGATAATTTCTTGACAATAGTAGAAGAAGAATTTAAGGAAGCATTCTCTCTTCTTTCGGATAACAAGGGACAACGAATTAATCTAAATGGTTTGTCTGACAAGTTGGCTGATGTATCCACACAACATCCTTTTTTTACAAAATTACCAAGTCAACGACTATTACAAACGTTTGAAGAACGGGCCGAACTCAATGGCGATATCAACTTTCAAGAATTCACAAGTGTAATTATAGATTCTCTGGGTGCCCTGTATGGTGAATGATCTTTTCATCGTTGGCTATATTATCACCATAAAATTCGACGGCTCAAGTTATTTGCAGAGTATTTATTCGATTTCCAGTTTCCCAGCATTCCTGCCGTGCGGGTCAAATAGTTGCGCCGGCGCGTTTTATTTTTATGACGCGTATAATCCTCGTATCCAAGCTGGCCGAAATTTACCCATTTTCTAGATGCCGGATCGCAAATCATATACTTTTTTTCAGGATTACTTGCCGGATACAGTTTAGCCGTTTTACCTAAATATTTGTGTGCCATCTTTTGCGCCTGTTTCGGAGACGAATACTTGTACAGTATTTTTTTATATCTGGTTCTGCGTTTACCTTTCATTCTGCATTTTTGTTCCATTTTTAAAATAGTTATAATAGTTATAATATATAATTAATATTAATATAATTAATATAATAATATTATTTTTTTCATATTTTTTTTTATCTAATGTAATAATATAAAATAAAAATATAAATAAAGGTAAAATGTATGATATTGACATCCTAGACGTTAAATTTATACATGCGCATAATTTTTTAAATGAAAAAATGGTTGGAACGGATGGAGTTTTAAAAATATCTGATATAAAAAAATTACAAAAAATGTTAAGTAAGCATTTAGGATTTAGCGAACCGGCTAATTCTAAATATGCATATAACAATAAATATGGTGGTTTTTTCATGTATAAAATGAGTGTATCTCAATATATAAATAAATCTGTTGGTGCCTATATTATATTAGCTAATGACACACTAACTTTTGGTTACGGAATTGATGTAACAAAAAATAGTAATAACACTTTAGATAAAATTACAACAAAATATTCACCCCTTACTGCTGGACAACACGCAAATACCATAAAAAATATAGTGACTCACCGGTTCCTTGATAATGTTGGCAATGTCCCTTCAAACCCCAAAATCATTTTCGGTAAAGATTGGATAACGGAAAATGGGGTAGCACAAAAAACAAATTTAGCGATTGTTTTTTACAAAAATGAAAGTAATAAAATGCGTGTTTTACTGATAGGTGCAACTAAAGATATAACTCTGTCTGCTGGTGCTACTGGTCCTATAGGTGCTACTGGTCCTACTGGTCCTATAGGTGCTACTGGTCCTACTGGTCCTACTGGTCCTATAGGTGCTACTGGTACTGCTGGTCCTATAGGTGCTACTGGTACTGCTGGTCCTATAGGTGCTACTGGTACTGCTGGTCCTATAGGTGCTACTGGTCCTCATGGTGCTATAGGTGCTACTGGTCCTATAGGTGCTACTGGTACTGCTGGTCCTATAGGTGCTACTGGTCCTCATGGTGCTATAGGTGCTACTGGTACTCATGGTGCTGGATTTGATTCATATCATCCATATACATATGAAGAATTACATAAACATTTAGATACTTTACCAAACGGTAGTATAAATACAACATCACTAGGAAGTGTCACATTGTTACATAGAACTAGCTTAACTGACTTTTTATCAGTTCTTAATATTCAATCATCTTATGAATATCGTAAGAAACTTTCAGTACATTTAGGTATAACTCTTACTCAAGAAGCTTATACTGAAACTGCTACACAAAACAATGCTATGTTTGCTGAGATTAGAAACTTACTGAAATTTTCTCGGGGCAGAGTTAGTGATTCACTTAAAACTTTATAATAATTTTTCAAAATCATCTTCTTCTTGAATGCTTTGTTGTTCTTGATTATTTTTTATGAATGTGAGCAAAATATTTTGGTTGCACTCGTTTATGCCATTATCGTTATTAATGTTATTAATATTATCATTATTATCATTATTATCATTATCATCATTATTATAATTATTATCATTATTATCATTATTATCATTATCATCATTATTATCATTATTATAATTATTATCATTACCAGTATTATTACTACCTTCAAATTTTAGATTTAGATTATTTATATTATTTCTCATAACAAACGAAGAAATATCTTGATCGCATTCATCAATGTGATCGCTTAAACTTTTTATAATATTTTTTACATCCTTAAAACTTTCAAACTGTTCATAAAATTCACTCGTAAAATCTTCAACCCTTGACAACCTTCTTCGAATGATACCCAAATCAATATTCGACGCGACTGTCTTCATCCCACTCTGTCTAACAATATCCGCCAATCTATCAATGGAAAAGTCCTGCTCTTCAAGTAACTCGTTTGTTTTTTTCACGTGTGTGTGTGTATCTTCGATAACATCTCTCATATGTAACAGCTCAGTTGCATGTTCTGAAAGCGTGCTTTTCAAAAGAAAAACGTCATTCGTTACCATCTTTTCAAATTTCGAAAACCCGGTTTCCATGGTGTCCATACGTTTTGAAAGTTCTATTAGTTGCGCCCTCATCATGTCTACCGACGCCCCCATTTCGCCGAGGGTTACTGTGTTTGTTCTCGTTGGAACGTGAATCAGCGGCTGATACTGGTACGGATTTGGAAACATTGTATTTTGACAAGGCGGTACCATATTTGAATTGCTTGTGCTTGTTGTTGAAGTTGATGCCATTCTTGAATTAAGAATTTTCTCAATATTCATATTTATTTTTATTTTTTAATGATTCCGGCGATTTAATATATTCTATACTAATACATTAAATTATAGTTATCCTTTTAATACATTTATTGAAGTAATCTAAACACTAGACAAAATAATAATGAAGTGAATAAAAGAAATAAATAAATAAATAAATAAATAAAAAAGACATAAAATAAGAAAATTATAAAATTATAAAAAATGAATACAAAAATGCGAATTCTACACAAATATTTTTTATATTTATTATTTTTGCTTGGACTTGGCGCATCAACAGCCATTCCATCACATCATTATCACGCCGACGCCGCCATTTTTTATAACGGCATTCCTAAAAACGCAAATACAAAAACTAACACAAATGCAAACGTCGCCAACACAACTTGTCCTGATAAAAGCGAGTGGATGCAGAATGCAACGTGGATGCACAACCGTTCGCTGTATGATATAACACTGCCCGGAACGCACGATAGCGGAGCGTATATGTTATACAACAGTTATCTAAGAGGTTTCGTTGCCAATTGGATCGAAAACGCGATGGAACTTGCTCAGATGCTGCACGTTGACGTGTATCACATTGTTAAAATGTGGGCACTTTCTCAAGCGAGTTCACCTGTGGGAAGCGTCGCGGGACAGCTACGCGCCGGTGCGCGTTATATCGATTTGAGATGCAGCTGGAATGGCACGGATTGGATCACGTTTCATTTTGAACAAGGCGTGTTATGCAGCGTGTTGATGCGCGACATATCGGACTTTTTACAAGCGTTTCGTGGCGAGATTGTGTATGTTGAATTTGGATCAGAGTCGAGTCCCAGCAAAAAAGAGCCCGATGAAAGCACAATGAAATTGCTCTATGATGACATACGCGACACATTGCTTCCATTTCATATTCCCGTAAACAGCGACCTGCATTCGCTTACAGTGGCACAACTCGTGGAAGCAAATACTCGCTGCTTGATTGCCTCCCCACATCGTCCGATCGAATATGAAAACGAAATATTTGTATCCGACAGCATCATTCACAATTCTTATGCCGATAGCGACATTTTGAATGACATGATCGCATACAACGAAGATAGAGTCGCAGAATTTCGAGAATGGAAACGCGCCAAGAATAAACAGCTGTTTAAAATATCGTGGACACTTACTCCCGGACCCGATGCAATCATAAAATCCATACTTCCTGGACATCCGCGCTCATTATATGAGCTGAGCCAGAGCGCATTTCAAGAAACGATGGCGTGGGCGCAAGCGCACGAAGCTGAGGCGTATCCGCGGTTCGGACAAGTACTAATTTCCGATTTTTTCTGTGAAAGCAATATTTTTGAGGCAAGCGTTTTGAGCCCAGCCAAATGAAAGGACGCCGGAAAAAAGTTTGTTAAGATTCTATCTTTTTTTTTGAAAAAGGACATGAAAAGTATGTCCATTTTTACTTTTAGAAAAAAAATGTTCACAAAAAAAAATCCACTTTTTTGGATTTTTGATTTTTTCAACATTTGTTACCATACGTGCAGTGGTATTTTGGCGGACTTGGCTGGACGAGTGCATAAGAAAAACGCTGAAATTTCGGTGATTTGGGAGTATTTCGGGTCGAAATTTGGTGAAATGGAGCGTAACAGAATGGTTGCAACTTGTGAGCATAACTATGGTGCGGAATTTTGCGAAGATTTTGAGGTTGTGACGACTCTATCCCGCGTTAGCATAAAATGCTAATAAATAGCTTGAACTTAGCATGGTGTCGTTTTTATTTTATCGCCGCACACCACCTAAACGATATATGGTGTGGCGTTTTTTCTAAACATTTTTTCGAGGTTGCAAAAAGTAGCAACTTGTAGCAAAAAGTAGCAAAAAGTTGCAAAAAGTAGCAAATGTCCAAAATATATAATAAATATAAAAAATAACTTAGATAGAAAATTATAAATAAAATAGAATTTAACATGGATAAAGATATTACAGGTAATGTGTATGCGATTGCAGAATCGACCTCGGTATTAGAATCGGTGCACGATTATAAACGTAAAGCGAAAAAATGCGATGAAAATGATGACATAAAAGAAGGATTTTATTGTCATGTTTGTGGTTATAAAACGAATCGAAAAAGTAGTATGGTTAAACATTTGAGCAGTAAAAAACATAAAGAAGAAATTGGGCGGATGGTGTTGAAAAGCGAAAAGGGTTTAGAAGTGTTAAAATGCAAATGCGGAAACAGCTACACGCATGTGAGCAGCTTATCTCGGCACAAACGAACGTGCGGTGTTTCAATTGAAGACGAAAACAACAAAAAAATGTGCGACGTCGTGTTGGGTGTCGTTCAAAAGCAGAGTGAGCTCATAGGCAATCTTCAGAATCAGGTGTTGGAACTAACGAAAGCGTCGATCACGGCGGCTGCTCATAACAGTAACAATGCAAATACGAATACGAACAGTAACAATAAAATTAAACACAAGACGATGGGAAATACGAA